CGCCGCCGACTCCAAATCTTTTACCTTATTGAATAGAAATTCGTTGTCTGGTGTAATTGATTCATCCATAAGATCACTAAAAAGATATTGTACCAACCGCAGTCCACGATCCAAAAACTATCTGAGTTACTTTTTTACATTTCCACTGGTTGCCGTCATGTCCCGTCCAACCACCCGGCAAACTTCCGGTATAATCATCATTGTTATAATTCTCAGTAGTATTCCAGTAAATGTAGAATGTAATAGTTTTCTTCCGATACTTTGAGCGGTCGTCTTTCCAGTCCAAACCTATCTCAGTATATGGCCCGTAAGAAGCCGCCGACGCCGAAATCCAAAAGGTATTTATGGCGCGTTTAACAATCGAATAATTAAACAAATCCACAAACTGTGTAGTTGATTTTTCTACTGAATTATCAGTGGTGGAATCGAGCGAGGCGGCAGCAATGGCAGTATTATATTGAGCCGCTGTGCATAAAGTTCCACTCCAAAAATAAGTAGTTCCATTCCGGTCAGCATACGACCCCGACACTTCTTGGCTCTCCGCCGTGCGAGTTGACTTGCCGTAATCGTACTTATTCAAAGCGTTGAGTGCGCCGGTAACGGAAACATTAACGCCTGTTGAGTTTTCCGCATCTGGTATGGCGGCTGAATCCTGTTTGCGTTCAACCACGGTTGCGCCATTGGCATCATCTTCCGACGTAAATGCAGCAACCTCAACTTCCGTGGCCGCTTCTACCCAATTTGCAACCCTCCACTTACCACCGCCAAGATATTGCCTGTGCCGATACTTGAGCACATAGTCGTCTGTAACGCCTTCTGTTAGCGCGGCAGTCCAGACCGTGTCCAAATTAGCACTCAATACCACCGGCCAGATGCGTTCCTCTGTGGCACGTTGCGTCCCTATTGCCGGAAATGCGCGAATAATAACCGCAGTTTCCGACTTTAGAGTTTGTTGCTTTTCGATTGATGCCTCACCTTGGCTACGTTCAGTCATGCGAATACTATCAAGAGCGTAATCAGTATCGGCAATTGCAGCGGCTACTATTGCAGCAGCATCGGCTACTGGTACACCCGTCGCCTGTTCGGTCTTGGATTCACCAATTACTCCCGGATTTTGTATGCCCATTTGAACGTAATTAGGTGTCGCATTATCCCAATCAGGCGTGCCCTCTTTGAGTCCGCGCATCATAAACGTACCGTTGCCGTTCAAGCTGACCTGAATACTACCCTTCATGGGATCGCCAAGGAATGTCTGCAAGGTGCTGAATATAGTGTCAAGGTCAGCATACGCTATTTCAGGGTATTCATTGACAGTAACCAGCATCGTAGCTTCTTTTAGCCCATGCGGATTGAATGATACCTGTGTTTGATACTCGGCAACGGTGTAGGAATCAGGCTTTTTACTTAACTTCTGGCGGATAATCCCCGTCTTATCACCCGCATCCTGACCGTTGGCACTCTGAATGGTGTCGCCAGCATCCACGGCATAGGGGGCTGTACCAGCCAAGGCGAGCGCAACAGCAGTAGCCAAGGCATCCTTATCCGTCAGATTTATGTCAATCCACAGGCGTTCCTGTGCCTCTTGGTGGAATTGCGAAGGCTTGACTGATGAAATAGACCCTAACGCTCTCGGTGCAGCCTCTTTCGTGCGCCAATTATAGGTAATATCTGCTGACCCGTGTCCATTATCGTTATCGGCAATATCCAATATAATGACATCGGCCAAGGCATTTATGGCATCTTTGACCGTATCAATTTCAGCAAAGGGAACATTCAAATAAACTGTCGTGGCATGTGTAACAAGACCAAAGGCGTGAGTGTACACCTGTTGGTGAACCGCGCTGGTATCGAATGGCGTAACTTGCACCTTGGAAATCTGCTGAACAACTGCCAACGCTAATTTCCATTCAATGATATTAACGATGTCCACTTTATACCCAACATCGCATGTCGTCTGAAGTGTAACGTAAAGGGCATCGGCGGTCGTCTTGTCAAGCCCAAGATAATGATAGGTTATCCGTTCACTTTCAAACGATGGAAACTCAATGCGTACTTGCTCGGCACTTGAATCGCCTTTAGTCATCATCGTCCGTATCACATTAGCCGAACCAGTGCCATTGTAATTATGCCCAACCCGCACAACAGTATAACCACTCGGAGCCGTGGAAAGCGTAGTCATCGCGGCGGCCAAATCGTCATCCGGTACGCCCAACCACAGCGTCGTGCGGATAACACCGCTTGTAATCAGTTGCAGGTATTCTTCCTCGGTTGTCGTTCCGTTGTCGGCTGATACCGTACCGACAAATAGCTTGTCCTGCGTTTGAACGATAGTGGCAAACCCGCCAGTGGCATCCGTGGAATCAACAAGTGCTGAAACCTTGTATCCTGCTGTTGCCGTTCCAAGCGTAGTCTTAAACGCCTCAAGGCTGGTAAGGGCGATATGCGAATAGGTATTGACAATCTGATTGGCGGCAAACGTAGGATGGCGCGTCTGGTGTTCCCATTCCTGCGAAAGCGTTCCTTCCCAAGTGTTCGTGTGCGTTAGAACCTGGATGTTGAACGAGCCGTCATCTGCCTTGATTGCCTTGGCATCAATTACATCCGACGTAAGCGCAATTGTGTCACGTAAGGTTTGGGCGTAAACAGGATCAATCCAGCGATATTCCCAAACGTAAATGTTCTTCTCTGACGTGGTATCATGGGCGAATGGAGATAGCAACGCCTTGTCGTCGCTTAGGAGAATTGGCGTCGGCAAATCTTCATCTGATATTACGAGGTTCTTCGCAAGTGTCTGCGTGATTATGCCGCTACCATCCGCCGCCCTTGAAGGTTTGCTGGAAAGTATGCGCCACTTCAAATCGCTTGGAGTAGTTGCCGGAGCGACAATCGGGCCGTCATAAGTTTTCCCTTCAATCACCGGATTGGTAACATACTTTGTGGACTCAATAGACTCTATCATATCCCCTATTTTTGTAAAATCTAACGCGACGTATTGACGTTGCAAAAACCGTTCGGGTTGCAAAGGGATATTGTCGCCGCCGACCAATCGCGCTTCCGAATCAATGAGAGAAGTCGCCCAGCCAAAATTGAGCGTCTGAACAATCGTGCCAGTTTCTTTAGTGTCTTCCGTCGTTTCCACCAATGTTGACCGCCACGTACCCGGATATGTCAAGCCGTTCACAAGTGGGTTTTTTACAAAACAACATCGGGCATTGGCAGGATTTTTAACACTCGCACGATGACGAATTACTTCGGCCAACTCGGCGAGATAGAGACTGTTTATTTGCGTCCATTTTCGCTTGATAATGCGCTCGGAATTGATAAGCCCGAGCGCTCGCTGGCCTTCATCAGCCCAAGTAGCTTTTTGTTCAGAAATTTGTTCCAAGTTCGCCATGATATTATGCTTTGTTATTTAGAAGTTTATTTTACGTGACCGCCAATGATTTTGCCCTTTTTCCCGATTCCGATATTTTCCTTTTATGTTCTTGAGTAAGATGCTTGCCAGACCAATACCAAATTTTTCTGTTTTTCGCCAATTTTGATATTTTTTGTTTTGTTGTTTCAGAATGATGTCGCCCAAGCCAATAATAATTTGTTCTACCTTTTAATGTTTCTGATATTCTGCGTTTTGTTTCTTCTGAACGAGGCTTACCTATCTTTGCTCCTGAAAGTTTTCTCTTATGTTCTTCAGAAAGCTTTCGCCCTTCATGAGATTCACTCATTTTCCCCCGTGTTTTTCCGGAAGGATGTTTTTTCCATTGATGATTCTTGGGGCCTTTTTGTGCCTCCGACATTCTTCGTCGTGTTTCTTCGGAACGATGCGTTCCTGTTCTCACCAAAGACATTTTGCGTCGTGCATCTTTCCCATGTTTATACCCCACTACTCCCTCACCACCAATTGTCGTATTAACCAAATCAACACCTTCATCGCGAAAGTATTTTATCCAAGCACGTTCTGCGTCGCTTCCGTTTCCTTCTACTTCTCCAACCAAAAAGATTGACGGCCATTTTCCGCGAGACATAACACTGCGTATCCAACAACACCGATGATCCATTGCTCCATTCTTTGCTTCATACAAATGAGCTCGCAATCTACACTGTAATGCTCTCATCGTTTTCCCAATATATCTAATATTCCCGTTCTCGTCTTGTAGAGAATATATTTTTGTTTTCATGCTCAATATCCCATTAACGAAAGTTTGTTTGGAGTGCTTCGCGTTCGGCTACTACTTGAAAACATCGAGTTTGGCCGCATTATCGGCACTTCGGGTTCCAGCGATTTCATCCTTCCCAAAGCCTTATCGTAATCTTCGGTCATCCTGTCGGCTTGCCAGTCGCGCTTTACCATTGATAGCAACTTCTGTTCAGCCTTTATCCTGACAGCAGCACAGTCACCAGGCAATTCTATTACATCTTCGTCCCTTGCCAACGGCAACGGTGTCTTGACGTAAGTGATTTCAACGTCAGTCGGACTTATCGCAACAGCCGATGGCCCTGAAAATGCCAGCACCGGCGTTCCGATAGGTCGTATTGAGAATATCGCCTGACTCTCGCTCACACCACGGAAGTAATCGGCTAACGTAATTGACGAAGTGGATGTCCACGCGCTTATCTTGTACAGGCCAGCATTAGACCCAATGCGGATGTACTCGTCGGCGCAGGTGGTCGCGGGAAATTCGGCTGTGGCAGTAACCGCCGTCCCGTAATCGGCAACCACCAACGTAGTCCCTGACGCCAGCACGGTTGCTACTGGCGTATCCAAGTACCAGTTATAATTGAACGCCGAATACACGCTCTTGCCGCCAACAAAATTGTACGGCTGTTTGTTTTCGTCAATGACACGCAGTATCCGCAGGCAATCGGCTGGCACGATATAAACATCATCCGTTAGTGTTACGGTTTTCTTTAGCTGTTGCCAAGGATATGAGGACACCACT